CGTTACTTGGGCCTGTATTGTAAAATCCATTTTTAGATATTACTGGACCCGAAAATGTAGTTTTTGCCATATTTTTCTCCTGTATAGCGGTTATATTTTGCAATCTCTATACCGTCTGCCTAGCCAGTTTGCAAAATTGTTAATCTAGGTATTTGTATTATACATAAAAAAAGGGCGGCCATAAAGACCGCCCTTAAATTTAATACTCGTAGTTAGTATTATGAAGTTGGTAAGTTACCGTTACCAAATATACATCTAGGGTCAGAAAAGCCGAAGCTGTATCTTTCTCTAGCTTTAAATCTAACGTTACCAGTATCGAAGTCACCTTCTATCGCAGTTTTAACTGGTGATCTAATGAAATGTTTAAGTCCATTAGGGATATCAGTTAAAATGAAGAATGAATCTGTGTCAGTTAAAAAGTTATTAACTCTGTAACCTTGAGGGATCATTCCCATAGATACGATAGCATTGATGTCGTTATCTGCAGTGCCGACTCTTTGAGGTGTTTTCATCAATCTCTCAGCAGTAAATTGTAATTCTTTTGGAATTATCATTTTAATACCTTGAGCAGCGATTTTTAAACCTCTTTCATCAACGAATCCTGCGATGTCGATCAATGATTGCTCTAACGAAGTTTCGTTAAGGTCTGCAGCAGTAGCTAGAACGTTTGAGAACGTTCCACCTGTTGCAAGCGGATGTGATGTGTTAATTAAAGACACACCGTCTCCACCAACAGCAGTTGTAACTTGCGCGTTATTTAAAACGTTTGCAGCTTTAACTTGTTTCGTGTTTGCCATAGATCTTGCTAATGCTCTAGTGTATCTAGCAGCAAGTCTATCGTATAGGTTATCTTCGATTGCTTCTTCAGTGATAGCAAATGCTAACGCGATTGTTTCGTGTGAGTATCTAGCTGTGAAAGTTTCACCTGCTTGATCGAACACGACTCCCGCACCCTCTTGTTTAGTTGGTGCTGAAGCAAAACCGCTTAACATTACTTCTTCTTCAAAAGCTCTGTCAGATGCTTCTGACATGAAAATTTCAGCATGCTGATTTTCATATCTGTTATATTCCAAGCCGAACAAGGCGTTCAAACCTGGCTCTAGTTCTTTAACTAGCTGTGATCGTGATATTGCCATAGTCTATTCTCCTTATGCTAAGCCTGTACCACTTCTGTAGAAGTGATTGTTGATTCTTACGAGAATATTCGCATTGTCAACTGTTGTGTCAGAATTATCTGGATCTTGCGAAATATCGATCGCTTGAACAGCGAAAGTAGTTGCAGTACCTGATACGCTAACATCTAGTTGTACTTTTGATATACCCGTTTGTGTTACACCTGTTGTATTTGTAACAGAGTAGTTCTTATATAGACTTGCTCTTGTAAACGCAGAATCTGCATCCATTAAGAATACTGCATCTGGATCATCAACAACAAACGCTGTAATGTCGCTTGCTGCTACTCCACCAGGGTAGTAGTTCTTGTATGTAGGTTTCTGAGTAGTTGGATCTGTATAAAAACATCCGTTAAAAACACCCACAACAGCAGCACTGTCATTTGCAGTTGCTCTTTCAATGTTTCCAGTTGAAGTTGGGATTACCAAATCTCCTTGGAAAATTGCTGTAGCATAACTGCTCTTAACTGTGTATCTGTTTTGAGCGCCAACTAATGGTGTACCGTCTAGTTTTCTGTATGGTCTTAGACCAAACTTTTCACTTACGTTTGCCATGTTATTTTTGTCTCCTTATTAACAGTGTTTATATTTTAAGACCCTGTAGCAATTGCAAAAAAATTATTTCTTGCGACTACCACCAAAGGTCACTCTGGACTGTCTATCAATATTGATAGGCATATCCGGGTGTTGTTCCTTCATGAGCTCTCTGTCAACGGCTTCAATCCTGTCTTTAGTAATTCTACTAAAGTAGGCGTGCCTTTGCTTCAATATCTCTTCCGGTATCCTTGCCAACACAAGGCCTCCAATCCCGATTAACCCCTGATATTTGCCTTCAGTGTGGTAAGGGTATTTGTTAGAACCGATTTCATTTTGAACCTGTTCCATTTTTACAAATTCCCAACCTTCTCTAAGTTTCTTCGATACATTCGATGTATCTTCAAAACCCTGAACGGTTACTCTTATCCAACGGTGGACGTAACCTTTCGGCGCAGGTGGCGCATCCAAACTGGATGGTGGAGTCCAGACTTTAGGAGCTTCTTGCTCTTTTCTAAGTTCTGCCTCGCGTGAAGTTCTTTTTATTGTATCCATATTATATATCCTCCTTCACGAATCTAGCGTATTCCTCTAGTGGCACCCCTAATCTTTTAGCGATAGCTACCTGTGATTTGGTGAGTCTCACAGTTCGGCGTCCTTGTTGTTTACGACCAGCAGAAGCAACAGTTTGGACGGGTTTCTTTTGCTCATTTTTTGGCTCGTCGTTTTCAGATGCAAAACTACTAGGAAAATACTTCCTTAATCTTGCATTGACTTCATTATAATACTCATCACTATCAACTTCAAGACCTTCGGCGGCCAAGTTGTTATGGATAGTAATTGCAGCATTTGTCATTACTTCATCTTCACCAAACCACTTATTATCCTCGGCCCATTTCTTAGCTTTTGGCGTAATTTGTGGTTGATTTTGAGATAAAGTATCCGCTTGAGGTTTGCTATCAACGTTACTTGTTTGTGTTTGTTGTTTAGCTTCTTCTTCTTCTTGTTTTTTTATTTCAGCTCTATGAGCTAACTCTAATCTAGCTTTTTCTTTTTCTACAGCTAATTGAGTTAACTTATCGTTAGCTTCCATAATCTTATCTACATCATTCTTTTCGATGGCATCTTTAAGAACAATTTTAGTTTGTTCTCTTTGAGCATCAACTCTTGCGTCTAATTCTTTTAGATAACTTTCATCTGTAGAATTAAACTTCTTGATAGTAGAATCGTATTTTTTCTGAAGACCTTTGGCATATTCTAAAGCAGCTCTTTCTCTTCTTTCTGCTTCTCTATACCTTCTTGTCATCTTGTCCATTCTCTTTTGGACATTTTCAGAAACATTACCTAAATCATCCAATTTTTCTTTTGGCTTTTCAATAGGTTGTTTTTTTATGGGTTGCTTAGGTTCCTCTGCAGGCTCCTCTACAACTTCATAACTAGGTTTTTTAGATTCTTCTTCCTTCTCTTGTTTAGAGTGGTCAGTGTAACCTAAATCGACTTCGCCAAGATTTAAATCTGACTTATCGGATTTTTTTTCTTGCTCTACTACTTCGATATTCTGTTCTTCAATACCATCAGTATCAAGCTCTACGTCTGGAGATTTCTTTTTCTCCTCTTGGATCTCTGCCATGTTATCCTCCTTTTAAAATAAATGAAGAATATTTTCTGGCGCTTTTATCTTTCCGATTATCTCGTCGTCATTAAGGATACGGTGTTCACCGTATTTAGTTTGAAATCTTGATCCTGAATATCGTCCATAGATTACAAATTCACCTTCTTGGCACCATGGCCCTGAAGGAAATTTATCTTTGTCTTTATAACAGAGATCTCCCATTTTAACTACAAGTCCAACAACTGTTGTCATTGCAATTTTGTCTTGGGTTTCATCTGACAAGTAGATACCACCTTTAGTTTTTTTATTACCGCTCCACGGTCTAACTAACATTCGGTACCCTACTGGGTCAGGTATAATTTCAAGATATTCTTTAATGCCTTTTGGATCTGTCGGAATTTTTGAATTGTCCTCTATACTTTTATCATCTTTTTTTTCGATGATTGGTATTTTAGGGTTTATCAATTGTACCATCTATATCCTCCTTTTGCAGGTTTCTAATATCCTGAAGCAGTGCTTCTAGTGCACTGAGTCTGCCCCTAGCATACATCAATTTATCTATCGAATCAACACCATAGCAAATATGTTCTTTAGTGTTGGCTATTTCTTTGTTAATAATCTGTTTTACTTTATCTGCTGAGAACGGATCTATCATAGTTTTAAACTTTCATAATGTACTTTTTCTAAACTTTCAATTGTTTTACTACTATGATCGTAAGGTTGATCTGCTCTATACCAATGATACAAATATATTCCATTACACACGTGAAATTCGTGTCCTGCGTCTAATAATTTAACTTGAATTAAATTATCTTGTCCTAATGTAATTCCTGTTATAGGAAATCCACCTAAGTGTTTCATTGTTCCAATATGAACACACAAAAATGTTCCTGAATAATGTCCCCTATCGTCAGGATTTTTGTAAGGAGTGGTTTGTCCATAATATTTTTTAGATAAATATTTACCAAGTTTCCTATGATAACTTATATCGTGATTATGTGGATCAACTCCAGGAATCATTTGTTTTCGGCTTCCTAATCTATTTGATCTTGCTGTAAAAGCTTTTGCTTTTGGATTATTTTCTATTATATTTTGTAATTGGGTATACCAATCATAAATAGTAAACATAGCATCGTGATCTATAATAGCTAACCAATCACTTTCGGGAAATTTATCTAAACAAGCGTTGTATGCTCTGCCCATACATCTTCTTCCAAATTCATTATCATCCCAAGCTATGTTTGTCCAAATTCTAGGCCTATTCTTTTTTATACCCCAAAAATATAAATCTTTGTGGGTTGGTTCATAAATAAATTTAAATTCAGAAAATAATTTTTCTACATCTAAAACTTCTCTAACATCTTCTTCTGTTAAATTTTTATAGTAATCTGACCATTCTCCTTTAAGTAAAGGTGCGTCGTGTGGTGATGTTTTTCTAGTTCCATGCTCTGCCCTACCTGTTGAGGCACAAGTAAATAAAAACATTCCACCTGGTTTACATAAGTCGTAACAATTCTTTAATGTTTCTTTGTAGTACATATCGTGTTCAAAACATTCGGTGCTTATGACTATGTCAAATTTAGTATTACAATAAAATTCGTGACCTTTACAAACAAAATCTACATTTGGCCCTTTGCCTACATCTATTCCAACGTAAGTAGGTTTTTCAAATAAGAACCTTGTATTACCATTAATATCTAGTGAACCGATATCTAGAACAGTACAGTTTTTAAATTTATTTGGAAATTTTTCTTTTACTGATTTTAAAAAGTTTACTTGCTGTACGTGAGCCATTGTGGTCTTTTAACAAAGATAAAAATAAAATCAAGTTTATTTTCCTTTATTCATATTTATTACATCGGTAGCCTTAAGTCCGTAAATTGCGGCCACTACTGAAACCCATAATCCAACTATCCACCAGGGCATCTCTTGTAATTTTTGAAAATACAAGTCAATCTTCTCTTGCATCTTTTCATCTTCTGCAAACACAGAATATGCTAACAAAAACAGAGGCGAAGAAATTGTCAAAAGGACAAATTCGTCCTTCCAGTCGTTTTTTTGATTTTCTGCAAT